CAAATCAAGGTTTCGGAGAAGTAATTATTTATAAAAACTTAGCAAAAAAATATACAGGGTATATACATAACTGGGCTACTTTTAAAAAATTTGCAGACCAACAAGCAAAAAGTTTTAAAGCATGTCAAAAAATAGCAATTAGTATTTTGGAGAAACAAAATGACACCTGAAGAAATAACTATTCAAGAAATGGAAAAAGCTATAGATATTTTTAAAAAAGAATATAGAGATTACAGAAAATCACTTAGTTCTATATTTGCCAAAGAGTGTGAAAGAGTAACTTTACAAGAAATTGCAAAAAAATATGATTGTTGGTGGAAAACTTTACATAAGATTGCAAATGAAGAACAAGTAAGTATGAAAACACTTAAAAAAATTTGCGTAAAAATATTGGAGAAACAAAATGACAGATAACGTAAATCACCCCCCACACTATAAGAAAGGCTCTATTGAATGTATAGACGCAATTGAATCAGCTTTAACTTTTGAACAATTTATTGGTTACTGTAAGGCGGCAGCTATCAAGTATATCTGGAGAGCAGATCACAAAGATGCAAATATCCAGGACTTAGATAAGGCTATCTGGTATCTTACTAGAGCTCGTAACAAATTAGAGGAAAGATAATGGACTCAAGTTTTTATGCACTTGTTGGTATATTGTTACTAATGCTTTATACATATTTTGAAAATAGATAATGCAATTTGATAATATTAAATATTTATACGGTTGTTTAGATAATGAAAGATCTAAACTTAATCACTTATTACAAGCCGCTGATAGTGTAAATTATGATAGAAACAACCCTATAATAAAAAGACAAAAAAAAGTTGTAACAGATTTATTGCAAAAAATTAAAGATCTTGAAAGTAAAAATAAAAGTTAAAAAGTGTATCAAATGTAAGAACACTTATAGATTAGATTTTTTTAGAACCAGGCAGATTAAATATAAAGTAACACATATTGATATTTGTAAAAATTGTGACGAACAGTAAAAAAGGGGCTTAACGCCCCTTAGTTTTATCCCAGATCAGGAGGTACTGCCGCAGGGGGTGGCGACATACCGCCAGTATCAGCAGGTAAATATCGTAACACTTTATTCTTACTACCAGTCCTTTCATTCCCCTCGTTATCAGTCCAGTTGTTTTCTACTTCTTTCAAAGTGAGTGTTAAATCTTTTCCAACATAATCCTGTGCAGAACTTGGTGGTTGTTTTACAAAACCTACAGCTTTACTAAGTCTAGTAAATATATCTGTAGATATTTGTTTTATATCTTCTCTAGGATCCCACAAGTTATACCACTCATTATGATCTCTATAATTACCACCTGCTATTTGAAAAGTCATTTTCAAAGTCCAATTACCTTGTTGTGATTTATACTTTTCAGCAGAAATAATTTTCGCTGGATGATCGCCTGAAGGAGCCACACCTGGCCCCATAGGTTTATCATCTGTTTCTACGTACACTACGTCATCAAAATCAGACATTACCAATCTCCTTTACATTATCTGTATTTTTAGCTACGGCTGTAAAACCTAGCTTTTCTATTAATGCAGTAAGATCAGGCACTTCAAAAGCTTCTAACTTACCACTCCTATCCTTTGCAACGTAGCCTTGGCCAACTCTGGTTTGTAACCACCTAGCTTGAACTGCGTTACCCTCTGCGTCTGTATCATCTATAACTCTAAGAGCTAAGACTTCATCAAAGAAATAAGTAATAGACTGACCTAATTTAGTACCAACCATTTTTGGTTCGTGCATAAAGATACCGTCACTATTTACTTTTTCCTCTTTACAAATAAACATTACGTGCATGTGTAAATCACGAAAAGCTCGCATGACATTTGTTACAGATTCTTGTACTTCCCCGTAAGCTTTACGTGGATCTTTGTGTCTGGCTTTCTCCTGTTGCAATAACAGTTCGCTAATCTCTGAAATAGAGTCAAGACAAACTGTATCGTATTGTAGTTGGCCAGTTCTAAGCAACTCATGAAGTTGCATTAACTCTGAAGCTTCTTTTACTTCTATCGCATCTACGTTTGTAGCATCTTTAATAGAAAGCAAACCAGCTTCAGCACTTATTACAAGCACCTTTCCTGGTGCTGTTTTTGCAAGACTTGTTTTACCTGCACCAGCCATACCGTATACTAAAACTTTAGCACCTTGGTTTTGCACTAGTTTTTCAGGTGTGACAATCCTGCTTGTTAAATCGTTACTCATATATACCTCCTGTGATAAAAATATGTAACTTGCATATTATATACTATAATACTACAATAAGTAAAATATTATTTTTGCAAACTGTAAGGAGGGTAAATGGAAAACGCAATAGAAGATTTTGTTTGGATTGCTAACTATTATCATAGAGTAAATTCAAAATCCAGACAAGAGCTAAGGAGATTAGAAGAAATGGGTATAGAACCAATACACAAAGAAAGAAAGGTTGATAAGATAACCCTATCTTCTTACATACAGTTTTTAGGTAAACAAAAAGCAGCAAAAGACTGGGGTGTTTCTGAACACACTGTAGAGGCCTGGAGATACGGTCACAGGCAACCGTCTATAAGACAAGCTAAAAGGATCATAAAATTAACAGAAGGTCGATTAGACTTTGAAGCTATTTATGGTGATATAGCAGAGTTACTGACAGAAGATTAATTCAACATGTTTGATTTTAATCTGTCTGAGGATGAGGCAGCGATAGATATTGCTCTGGCTTTTTATGATGAGGGTTACAACGTAGTACCTTTACAAAGATCCAACAAAAAACCACCACCTTTCTTAAAGGGTTGGGAACAATATAAGAACGAAAGGCCTTGTAGAGAAACCGTACAAAACTGGTTTGAAGGCCAAGATAATTTAGTAGTGGCGTTAGTTTGTGGTCAATTTATTGTTGTAGATGCTGACTCGCCAGAGGCTATGACTTGGGTTGAAGATAATTTACCAACCTGTCCTTACAAAGTTAGAACTGGTAAAGGCATGCACTATTACTATAACAATCCAGAAAACTATACAACTTTTGCTACAAGAAGAACTAACGAAACTCCAGTTGAAAGATTAATTGATTTAAGGGGTGTAGGTGGACTTATTATTGCTCCTTACAACCGTCATGCGAACGGTCAAATATATAAGCCTATACCCCTGCCTGGTTGGGATATTTACGATCATAAAGACTTACCTGACTTTACAGAGAAAGAGTTTGAAAAGATTACAGGTGTACCCAAACAAGATAGTGTACGTAAGACCGCACCTTTCTCCTTAACAGGTGTAAACGAAGGATCACGTAATGATAATGCAGCTCGTATAGCTGGATACTTAATCTCTAAAAATGTAAACCTAGACTTTGTTAAAATATTTTTACATAACTGGAACAAAGAAAACTCACCACCACTACCGCAACAAGAAGTAGAGTCTGTAGTAGATAATGTCAAAAAGACACACGATAGAAAGAATCAGCTTGCACCTTTGTTTGTGCAAACCAAAGAAGACGTTACACCACCAAAAGATTTATTTAATCCACCAGGTTTACTTAAAGACATGTATGAGTATGCAGAGGATATAGCACAAGTATCACAACCTGAATTATCTCTTGTAGGTGCATTAGCATTAGCTAGTGTTACATGCGGTAGGATCTTTAAAACTAATATGAATAATTTTTCTAGTATGTATTTTATGTGTATAGCTAAGTCAGGACAGGGCAAAGAAAACATAAAAACCTTTGTAGAAGCAGTTTTAAACGCCTCTGAGCACGATAAATTAGTAGTAGGAGACGGATATACCTCTAGTGGTGCTGTGCACTCAGTATTAAAGATGAGGCCTACACACGTAACTATTATGGACGAGTTTGGCAAAAGATTAGAAAGTATAAGCCAAGCTGGTAATACTAATAAAGAAGACGGCATACAAACCCTTATGGAAGCTTGGGGCAGATGCCACGGTATATTGAGGCCAGATAACTATTCTTTAATGGGTATACAAGTTGAAGATATAAAAGAAAAGATTATGAACCGTGTTACACATAAGCCTGCTATAACTATGGTTGGTTTATCTGTTCCTAAAAACTTTTACAAAGCACTTAACTCTGGGCGTATAGCAGACGGCTTTTTGAATAGATTTATGGTAATAGAATCTAAAGAACCTAGACGTGTATCTAATCTCAAAAAGATTAAGAAACCGCCACTAACTATAGTCAACTGGGTAAACTATATTAGAAGAGATAGAGGTGGTTTGTCACAACCTATGGTAAACAACTCTGAATGTAACCTTGATCAAGAGGTTCTAAGCTTTGATGCAGACTCAGAGCAGTTACTACAAGAGTTTGCTAGTGAAATAGTGCAAAGACAAGATATATTAGAAAAAGATGGCCTAGAGCCACTCCTAAGCCGTTCTAAGGAAAAAGCTATGCGATTAGCTTTAATATGTGCTTTGGCATCAAATGCACAAACTGCAACGAT